CACAGAAGGAGCAACGTATGCGCCGCCTGATATAAAATACTCACCACTAGAATAGACTAGCTTGCCAGCCATGCTAGAAAGCATAGCCTCAATGTTTTCTTTCTTAGAATTAGCACTATCAATCACGCCGTCTAAAGTATATCGAGCCTGATTGCCGCCAGCCGCTAAAGCTACGTTCTGATCGCATAAAGATATAGCCGTTGCCAGAGCCGCTGAATTGATGTCTGAGGCTGATTCTGCAAGGCCGTACTTTGTGTCGCGTAAGTAGTCGTAAACGCACAGAGCGGGATTCTGAGTCCATTCAGTGACGCTTGTAACTGGGTTCAATACCTTCTTGCCGCGAATCGTTGCAGATATGTTAGGCAGACCGTTAGCAAAAAACTCTGCGTCATACTTTAGGCGAATGTAGGCGTAGGCCGTATCTAAAAGTTTGTGGTCAGTAGTCCATTTTGATGATCGAGATACAAGCTCGGCATCTGCTGCGGTTTGATTGCCACGATGAACATTGACATCAAGGTATGGTTGCCAAGAAACAGTTCTGACACCATTGTTCCATATTCTTTCTTGATTAGCGTAAATCTCTTCAATGGCATCTACTTCATGGCCTGCAAAAGCAATGACCATATGGATATATTCGTTGTCCTCGTCACCGTCTGTAGTATCAATAAATACAATGGAGCCGCCCACTCTAGTGCGCCCGTAGATCATCTTTCTAGTAGCGTCAGGCTCTCTAACCGAAAACTCTAGCCCTGCCATCTGCTGACCTAAACTAGGCTTGGGCATTAAAGCCCTAGAAACCATTGACATCCCAGCGCCCACAGCAAAAAACATTAATCCGCTGCCTGCTAGCGCCGCAAAGAATCCACCTGCCGCCGCAGCGCCAATCGCCGCTCCACCTACTGCTGATGCTATGCCCGCAATTGCTGAAACTGCCATCTTATTTCCTTAATAGTTTTGAGTAGATACGCTCAATCAATTCAAAGCCCATGCCCAATAAAAGATCATCAAAAGGTATATGCACTTTAGTATTAATCGTCATCATAGAAACGTCAGACTCTTTGCAGTAGTCTTCGGCGCATTTTATAAGATTATAGCCGGCATAGGTTTTACGGTATTCAGGTAAAACAAAAACAACATCATTAGACGCAAACTTGTGGTCTTTGTAATGTATGCTTTGGCTTACCAAAAGAACGCAATACCCTATCAACTTGCCTGCATCTCTAGCAGTAAACGCTACCAGCATTCCAGCAGCATCTAGCCTAGCGTATTCTTTCCAGTCTGGATTTAGTTTGATCTCACCTTGGTGCAGCGCTACCTCTTCCCAGTGCTTCTCTAGCAATGGCTTTATATCTTCTTTAACGCTGGCCAAACATTCTCTTTGATAGATCATTATCTATATCCCCTTAGGTCTCCGCTTGACGTTCTATTTGACGGCTGTGAAGATGGCGAAGGACGGCCCCAGATTATTTCTTGCTGTGCGATCTTAGAAACAAACTCAAAGCCCTTATCAGTAGGGTGGTCAATCTTCTGGTCTTCTGCGGTAAACCGGCGGATAGAAGAACGGTCGAATGAAATAAGTTTATTTTCGGCGGCGATAGTAATAGTAGATGTCTCGCCAGAGTCAGAGATTGTCATCACATCCATAAACCCACTGAACAAAACGACAGGGCTTGAAATGATGTCAGCATTCTCGTCAAAGGCTCCAAGGAATAGAGTTATCTTTCGACCCTGATACGGCTCATCTCTTGCTAGGCTGACTAAAGATTGCTTGATACCTGAAACAGTGAAGTTTATTCCGTTAGCTGTTAGCTCTTCAGATTCTTTTACAGGGCTGATAGCCATCAGGTCGCCAGTGCCAACGTAAGTATCACCGCTGTAAACAAGGTTGCCCAATCCAGACCACAAATGTAAATCACCCGAAGCAAACTCCATCTTAACCAGATAGATAGGCCGGACTAACTCAGCAGTGGCTACCGCCTGCATCTCTGTGCTTAATGTTCTGCTCATTATAAAGCCTCGATAAACGCAAAGGTAAACCCATAGATTGAAGCCGTATCGACAGACCAGCCAATGTCATTGGATGATAATCGCCAGAGGCTCTTTGGCAAGGTGAAATCTAAAGCAGTGCTAGTAGTAACAGCAGCCCTCAATGGCGGCTGAAAGGATAACACGTTAGCGCCTGACGCTTTATCGGCTGTAGCCATGTAAAGGTAGTCGCCTAGCTGGAAGTAGTCGCCTGCGGCAATTGCACCTGATCCTGCTGTAGTCGTAAAAGACTCTGCGCGTATAGCGGCGCTGGCAACAGATGCAGTGGTACTGCTGTTGTGCAAAGGACTGCCGAAAGTAAACGTGCCTGACCGACCCTTTAATCCAACAATAAAAGCCTGTACTGCTTTGGCTTCCGCGTAGTTTAGCGGGGGTAGTGTAACTTCACACTCCCACCTTGCGCCCTGATGCTCATAGGCTTGCTGGTCAAAGCTAAACGGTGATTCAGATACCGCAACACTGCGCTTTAGCCGCATATTGAGATTGGCGATTCCTACACTTGGAAAAGATAAAGGCACTTATTATGCTCCTAGCATTTTGCTGTAATTGCCACCGCGCATTTTAGCGTCAGCAACTGCTCCCTTAGCCGCGTTAGCGATCTGAGGCATAAGGCTTGCTATCTCTGCGCGAACTGTCTGCTGAACGCCTGTAGTGACGTTAATGGTCTGGTTGACTACCACACCGCCACCGCCGCCCATTCTGTTGTTGGGTACGATTGATCCTTGCGAGTTAGGCACGAACATCTCTGGGCCACGCTCACCAACCATATAGGGCTGGCCTGATTGTACAGGGCCTCCGATGGCTCTAGGGGCAAAGTTGCTAGTATTAAACGGGTCAGCACTGCCTAAAGAGGCTCCGTAGCCGCCCGCTCTATTCGTAGAGGCTTGACCGCCAATAAATCCAGTGATTGCGCCAAAGGCTGCATCCACAATATACTTTTGAATCAACATCTTAATCAGGCTATCAACTACACTCTTGGCCATAGCCTTCATAGCATCAGCAAAGTTAGCCGCGCCCGTTACGCCAGCGGTCAGCGCGTCAGTAAGGCCATTTAAACCCTGATTGGCTAATGCTTGTATGCTTGTGTCTAAATCTGGAATAGTGTCGCTCCAAGACTTAAAGCCTAGCTCAATGTTGTTTAAAGCTGGGACAACAGCCGCAGGGAGATTAACAATTGCATCTTCGGTGCTACTTAGAGATAGAATAAGGGCATCAAGATCGCCCACCAATCTTTTAGCGAAGCTAACATCACCTACTGGAGTTTTAGCCTCGGCATCTTGCGCTTGATGATATAGCTTTAAAGCTTCTTTACGCCTAGCGATAAGCAAGTCCATAACTTCCATTTGCTTATCTTCGTTTAAATTTGTGGCGTTTTTAGTTCCTTCCATTTGCTTATCAATCTCGGCCAACTCTTTCTTGTAAGCCGCCGCGCTTTTAGTGCCTTGCCCAAAAGTGTCTTTTAATTGATTCTTTACTGATACAGCGCCGTTGTAAACTTTAATAAACCCATTAGCTAAGTCTTCAAAGGCAAAGAGCGCAATCTTTATGCCATTAAGGAGGTCGATAGCTAGCGATTTAGCGAATCTTTCAATCCCACCTTTAGCTTCAATAGACCGCTGTAAAAAGCCAGTAAACCTTTCTACTAGCATTTCAATAGCAGGGGCTAAGGCTGCAACCGTTTGGTCGGTAACACCCTTAAACAAACCGCCAAGCTTTAGCAGAGCATCGTTTGTTTTCTCAACGCCTACAGCCGCGCTAGTAGACATGGTTAGGCCAAGCGCCCGAGCCTCCCCAAGCATAGCAGCCAAGCCGTCTTTGCCTAGTCCTAGCGTATTAACAAGCGCTGCACCTTCAGAGTCGAATAGCTTAAACGCTAATCTTAGCTTGTCTGATTCGTTGCTAACCCCACCAAAAGCATCAGCAAGGGTTAACATTTTCTCATCAAGCGGCATTCTGTTAAGGTCTTGAGCGTTTAACCCAAGCTCCTTGATTGCCGCCTTCGCTTCGCCTGTACCTGCGGCTGCTTCTGCTGCTCTTCGCGTGAATCGCTGCATTGCCATATCAAGGGTTCGCGTTTCAACGCCTGAGACATTGGCCGCGTATCTTAAAGCGCCTAAAGCTTGAGTGGTTGTGCCGATCTTGTCGGCAGTCTTTTTAAGAGAATCTGTTGCGTCTAAAGAGCGCTTGGCAAGATAGCCGAAACCAGCCACGCCAGCAACACCGACCAGAGCAGTCCGCATACTAAAGATAGCTGAAGTAACACCCTTCAAGGACTTACCGACTGCACCGAAAGCGGGTTTAGTCTTGTCAAAAGCCTTAATTACAATGCTTACATTTTCAGCCATCTGATTCGCTCATTATTTGAAAGTAAGCCAGCCATTCATAGAAATGATTAACCGGCATTGCTTCTGCTTCCGCAATTGTTAGGTGAAGCCGATCAGCCAAGGATAATAAATTCATCCTAAACGAATCGGCTTTTAGTTTTTTGCTGCCACCTCGACAGATTCAATCTGAGCAAACATCTGATTTGCAATCTCAGAAATGACAGTTGTCTCTTCACCCATCAAATCCATTCGATCTTCAGCAGACCCGAACAGCTTGTTGCCGCCTTCGTCTTCTGCCTTCATGCAGATCAAATCGACCATAGAGCCGATAGTGGTATTACTTAAAAAGTCAGGGTGCTTCTTCTGCAACTGATCTAAGTCGTAGCAAGTAATGCTTCTGCAATACAGCTTAAACGCTCCAGAATCGTCACCCCATTCAGGCACGATGACTTCTCGCGCCTCTAACTTTCTTCTGTTTCTTAACTCTTTAGCTAATCCCATGGTTTATCCCCTTATACTTGTGCTTCGGTTACTGCTCCGCTGCATTGGATTGAGAAACTAGCCTCTACCATTCCGTCAAACGCGCCAGTAATAGAGCGTGAAGTGACAATACCGTTGCCAGAAAAGAACGTTTCGCCGGAGCCAGTGCCTGTAGGATAGATTTCAAAATCAATTGAAGTGCGCTCATCAAGAATAAGCTGCTGTGCGTCTGCTT